GGTGCCAGTGGTTGATCGCCGCCTGGAAGCACTTGAGCTCCTGGCGGGCGGTGGCCGGCTTGACGGGGCGGGCCTTGACATAGGCGCGGCAGGTCGAGCCCTTGACCTGGGCCAGGGTCTTGTCGCCCCAGTAGGGCAGCAGCGCCTGGATGTGATAGCCGATGGTGGCGCGGCTGGGGCTGTCGGCGGCGAGGTCGCGGGCATAGAGGGTCAGGACCTCGGCGCATGCGATGCAAGCGAGATCACGTTGGCCGGTGTCGGGCCGGAAGCGGGCCTCGATGTGGCGGGCGAGGGCCTGGTGAGCGCCCGCGACATCGTCAGCGCCGCAGCCCGTGCCGTGCTCATGCGCTCCGTCGCGGATGACCCAGACGGCGTCGCGCCCGGCGCGGCGGCGGAGATAGAGGCGGGCGCCCTTGGTTCGACGCGGCATTGCTTCCTCCAGGCTTCGACATCGGCGGCGGTGACCATATAGCGGTTGCCGATCTTCTCGCAAGCCAGCTTGCCGGCGGCGATGGCCGCCAGCAGGGTGCGCCGGGTGACGCCGCCATGGGGAAAGCAGACGGCGGCGGCGGTGGCGAGCGGCATGGGAGCGGCGGTGGGGCGAATGGCAAATGGCGAATGGCGCGTGGGGGAGGTCATTCGATCTGCCTCAACTCAAACCGGCGGCGGCCTCCAGGGTCGCGGAAAAAGGCATTGAACACCGTCACGCATCTGTCCTGTTGATCCGGCGTCATCGCCATGAATGTCGCCAGGAATTTTTCCGGCAGGGTGGCGGCAATAACCCGCGCCACGTTCTCATCGAAGCGGCCACGGATCTTGCCGAAGACGTTTTCTTCGCCGATCGCGGTCATGGGATCATCGTCTCGATCTGCTCGGCGGTGTTATGGATCGGGGGATCGGCTTCGGTGCATTGCCGGGCCATCAATGCGGCGCAGATACCCTGAGTGATCTCGCGACCGGTGCAATGCCAGAGCAAGGCAGCGCGCATCTCGTTCTTTCGGCTTCGCGCGCCGATGGAGACGCGGAATTTGCGGCATAGGGTCATCAGTTCGTCGCACCATAGCATGCCCAGTGATTCCGATGGACAACTCTGTTGCGTCGCGATGTTCGGCATGCGCCATCGCTCGAGAAAATCATGGCAACCCGGAAGTGCGCGGCGTCGCCGTGGATAGACCCATAACTCCGAAGCGCCGATGACTCTGGGCGGTTCGTGCATGAAATAGGTGCCGCGCCGCTCGACATGGGCGCATGACCTGTTTGTCGTCCGCTCCACCAGAAACCTCTCATGCAGCGCGACGATCGTGTGGTGGGCGCATCGCTCGAAAGCCTTTACCTGATCCTGAAGTCTGGTCAGGGTATCGCGCTCCGACTTGATTTCCACCGCTATGAGTTCCGATGGCGATACCGCCAGCACATCGATGCGATGTCCAAGGTCTCCCACATTTATTTCATGGATCACGCGGCACCCTGGCCTGTGTTGGCGGAGATGCTCGATAACCGCGTCCCGAATCTCACCCTCGGCGCTGCTGCGATATGCCGGCATGTCACTCCGCCGCCAGCCGGAGGGCCGATATTGCGGGGCTGCCGATGATGTCGCGCATGGCGCGCTCGCGCTCGTCGGCCGCCGCCCCGACTTCGCGGGCCAGGGCGTCGAGGCCCTCGTTCATGGTGGCGCGGGTGGTGGCGATGAGTTCGAGCATGGCCTTGACGGTGGCGGCGTTGAAGGCGATCTCGTCAACGATGCGGGTCTCGACGGCATTGACCCGGGCGCGGATGTCGGTGATGGTGGTCATGAGTGAAGAGCCTTCCTTATGTGTTGTAGTGAATCTCCGCGACAGCTCTGGCGCTGATGCTGACGGCAATCTTGTCGCCGACATGAACGTCGAACCAAGCAAGGCCATGGTCGCCGTAATTATCGGTGCGCTGCGTTATCGATGAGATCTTGCCAACGCCGCCGATATCACTGCCGATTTGGTAGGCCGCTGGATATTCGCCTTCCCGCATCGGTTCATGGCCATAGATCGCTTTGATTGCCGCGTGTGTATTTTCCATGATCGTCAGCCCTTCTTCGCCCCCATCTCTTCGTCGGCCTCATCCCAGCCAGCCAGGAAGGCGTCGATCCATGCGCCGTCAGTCCATTCCGATGGCGCCCGGCGCGGCCGGTTCTGCCGCCGCTGTTCGCGGCCCTGTTCCATCGCATCGGCTGCGGAAAAGTCGGTGGCCGAGGCATCCGGCATGATTGCCGTTTCCATCTGGGGCTCAGGAGATGCCTCGGCCGTTCCGGCGCCGTCGCTGGTTGGCGCCGAACTCATTGATGTGTCCTCTTGCGGCTTGTCGTCCCGCTGCTCGGCGTTCGGCGCAGGGGAACCGGCAGCGTCAGCCGCCGCCGGGGCCTCTCCCCTGGCCTTCTCCGCCGCCGCGGCGGTTTCCTTGTCGACGTGACCGGCATCGGCGGCATCGCGAAGCTGCTTCAGTTCGACGCTGATGTCCTTCGCTTTGGCGCGTTCGGCCTGCGTGGCATCTTTCCACCACCTGTTGAACGCATCCGTGCCGCCGCTGGCGGCCTGCCTGGCTCGCTCCATGATCGAAGTATCCAATTCTCGGCTTCCGCCACACGCCCATTCCGCCATTCGCCTGCCAATATATTCGTCGAGGCGTTGACCGTCGCCAAAGAAATCCTTGAATTGCTCCGGCAGTTTCATCATGGCGCGCTCGCCGGGTTCATCGCTGCGCCACGTCGGCACACCGTTTGAGCCCGGCAGCAGCAGGCAGTTGATGGTTTGCTCATAGACGAATTCCTCGCCGGCAATCGGCATCCAGCCCTGGTTCTCGATGACGATCTTGCCGTCTTTCTTGACCGGCTTGGCCTTCTCCTTGGCGCGGAAGCAGAAGATGAAATTGCAGTTGAGTTGCAGCAGGCCTGAGATCAGCTGGCGCCGCGCCGCTTTGGGCTTCGCCCAGGCGATGAGGTTCATGCTGTTGCGCTTGCCGTAATCCTGTCCGGCCATGCGGTCGAGCTCGTGCTCGTGCTGTTCCAGAACCCCGCCGGGCCCGTCGTGTTCATGGCTCATCGAGTCGACGATCACCACGCCCGCGCCCTTCTTGACGCAGTGGGTGATGGCCGAGAGATAATCGAGGCTGCCAAACGGCGCGCCGAATTCCATGTGGCGAAACTTGAAGTGGTCGGCATAGTGCAGGCCGCGTCGGGCCTCGGTGTCGATGAAATAGATGTCGCCATGCGTCGCCTGCTGGATACCTGAGGCGAGGCGAAGTGCCGAATAAGTCTTGCCGGAACCGGACGGGCCCATGAGCCCGATCAGCAATGGAACCTTCTCGCGTTCGGCTGGCTTGTCTTCGAAAATGCGGGGAATGGTGTTCATAGTGTAAGTACAGTCATGGTTCAAAATCCTTTTTTTCCGTGAAGAGGGATGACTGGCGACATTTCGCCGGGATAGGTTTCGCCGGTCGCGAACGGGTCCGTCATTTCGCGTTCCAGCCAGCGTTGCTCGATCCACGGCGGCGGCAGGGCGGCGAAGGCCGAAATGCCATAGCCCGGCCAGTCGCCGGTGGCGATGCATCGCTGCCAGAGACGGATCGCGTAGGTCGCCTGCTTGCGGCCGATGGTGAGGGCGTTCTCCGACATCTGGATCAGCGAGCATTCGTATGGCGGATCAATTTCCTGAAAGAGCAACAGGAACTTGCGGCGGCCGATACCTGGCGGGTCCAACACATTGAGACCGCGCTCGTAGAAAGCGGCTTTTAGATGGTAGTTGAGGTCGAACAGGCTGCGCACGATATCCTCCGGCCGCGCGCTGGCCGAGGTCGTCTTGTAATCGAGCACGATGCTCATGTCGTCACGCATCCAATCGACCATGCCGCGCAACCATGCGTCATTCTCACGCCAAATCATCACGGTTTCGGCCACACCCCCGAAGGATCCCCAACCGATCGCGGCGCGAAGATAATCGTTTGCGACGGCTGCCATGCACGAAGCATTGTCGTATTGGTCACTGAGCACCGGGATCTTGCCGGCTTCCCGCGCCGCATCACGGGCCTGCTGCGCCGCCTTGGTTCGGTAGTCGTCGGCGAGAACAACCTCGATTTCGGCGCCGGCCTTGAGCAACAGGGCATGAGCAACCGAACCGAGGTCCAGACGCGAGGACTCCTCGCGTTCGAATTCCGGGTTCAACCGCGGATGATTCCACCACGCATGGTGCGGCGAACGATGTACGAGCGGGACGGCGATCGAGCCGGAGAGGGACGGATCAGGGCAAGGATCGGCGTGGTAATCCTTGGCCGGGATCATGTAGAAACCAGGCTCGCTGATTACCATCCCGGGCTTCCAGCGGATTGGGCTGATCATGGGATGGCCTCACCCTTCTCAATAGCGTCGGCCTGATCTCTGAGTTTGACGCCAATGTTAGTCTCGATAATGTCACCAAGATAAAAAATCGTATCACATTTGTAGCTTGCCTCCCGCAGCCCCTTTGCCCTTCCTCGCTTCTCGCCTTCCTCGCTGGCCTTGCGGAGAGCGGTGGCAATGTTCCTCAGCATCTCTGACGGATGTGAAGAGTACAATCGAGATGCTAATTCATCTGCCCAGTCAGTCATGGCTTTGCCCTTCGTTGTCCAGATGCTGCCACGGTACGTTCCGGAAAAGGGGTAGCCCGATAGATTCACCATCTCTTGTCCGGCCATGAATGACCCAAATCCAATTGTTGGGATTGTAGCTATTGTCCGTGTTTTCTCACTCATGGCTTTGGCTCCTTGAGGGCGAGGATGCCTGCGTACGCCGATATTGCGGCCCTCGCCGCTCTGACTGAATCGACGAATGTCTTGGGATCACCGCCGGGATGGCCACGACTAAATGGTGTGAACTTGGCGAGTTCGGACGCCTCATTACGTGCCTCTGCCAATTCAGCACGGAGGCGTCCTATCTCAAGATGAGCCTCCCAACATAGCGCCTTGACAACTCCAAGGTTGCCCCGATCAATCTGTTGGTCGGCATATCTCAGCCGATAGACAATATCACTCATTTCTCAGCCTCCTTGAGGGCTTCACGGGCGAGTTCGACAGGGAAACAGTTGCCGCACGCAATTCTCTGGAGGGCGCTTTTCGGCCTGTCGTTCTCGGCGAGAAGGCGGGTGTCGAGTTGCGGGAGAGGGCGATGAAGGTGGCATTTCTGTACTTCCCGTAGTCAGGGTAAGTGGCAGCCACATAAAAATCGTTTGCCCCAGTTACGTACTGACTTCTTTCGTTCGCAATCCAAGGCCCCTTTGTCGCCTTCGCCTCGGCCTCGCGTAAGGCTTTCCATTTGTCAGTCATGCTTTCCTCCTACAGCAGATGCAGCAGCCGGAGCGCGATCAGCACCGGCAGCGCCATGATCGACAGCATCGTTACGATCAGCGCGGTCATGAGCAACAGCCCGAACAAGACGGTGATGGACGCTGCGGCGATATCGGTGAACCGGTTCATGACTGCTCCCCGAAGCTTTCGGGCGTCATCCGACCGCCGTCGTTGGCAAGTTGTTGCAGTGGAAAACCAGATGCAGTGTTGACATTCACCTCTTGAAAAGTCGCCTTCAGCAAGCGCACTACGATCTCAAGATAGCCGGTAGCGCCGCCATCGACGGTCATCGCCGCCACCTCGTCATCGCTAATGACGTTGCCACCGCCTCTCAGTCCCGCGCCGATCAGCCGGATGGCGTCCGTGGCTCTGATGCTGCCGGTCTCAAAACGTTCGGCGATGGCAATCAAGTCCTCGCCGCCATAGGCGCCCTCGATTTCGGCGAGCGCCCCAAGGGTCAGACAAAGCTTGTAGGTCTTGCCAGAAAGAGTGGCCTCGATTTCGCTGTGACGGCCGGTTGCCATCGTCATTCTTCCCGGCGCGTCGTCAGTCATGTGCCCGCTCCCGAAAGCGGCGGCTGGCCGGGGAACTGGGGGTATGGCCAGCCGCCTTGCGAACAGGATCTGCAGTGAATTGTCTTGCCTGGGACTCCTTGATTGACCGCCGGCACAAGGCCGCGGCGGCATCGGCCATCCCCGCCCCCAGGCTTCCGCCCAGTGGTGGGAAATCCCTGTTCTTCGCGATGACGATGACGCGGAAGGTCATGTGCGCAGACCTTCGAGGAAGCGCAGCATCTTGCGGGCCAAGCGCTTCAATTTTGGCGTGGTGGCAAAGTATTGTCCGGGAGTGGCTTTCTCCCATTGATCATATGGACTGCCAGCGCAGTATGGACGGCCTGTCGCATGAGACACCGGACAGCCGTAGCATTCTTTTCTGATGAACATCTGGCAAAGCGCGCAATTGATTACGCCCTCGTCGGCCACCGTGCCGTCAACAATCCCCTGCCATTTCTTGATGGCCTTCTCGAGGGCGGTGGCGCGCTTGGCTTTGCTGATCATCGCCGGTCCTCCGGGAACTGCCGGGGCACCAAGCGCTCGACATCCGGCCCCCGGTCGCAGGTGGCGACGGCGAGCGGGCGGACCATGGCCTCGGCCTCGGCGGCCCAGCGGTCGACCGTGAGGATGACCAAGCTCTTGTCGGCGGCGGTGACGCCATCGCCGAGCGGCATGTCGGCGACCTTCGGCGTCCAATGCTCAAACCAGGTCTTGCGTTCATGCGCCGGCAAACTGCGCAGATGTTTGGCGCTTCGCTCAAGGAAATTCGCAGCCTTGCGGCTGGCGGGCGGGGTGAAGGTGAACATCGCTACTCCGTCAGGTGATTTCAGCAATCAACCACGGCGGTGCATCGCTGTCAACTAGAAAACGACGAAACGGTTGTTTCATGTGAAACATCGGCACCGTGGCGGTTGACAAATCGAAGACATTCTGGTTGATTGCCGTGCATGACACTCGATAGCTACCTCACAGAACACAAAATCTCGGGCGAAGAATTCGGCAGGCGGATCGGTCTGACGGGAATGGCGGTACGCCGTTACTGCAGGGGCGAGCGCATGCCCGAGGCGGACACCATTGAAAAAATCCGCGCGGCGACCGATGGCGCCGTGACGGTCACGGACCTCCACGAAACCCGATTGGCCTATCTTGCGGATAATCCGGTGACGGGGAGCCCGAGGCCGGAGGATTCGACTCAGGCGGCGTGACGACGATGCCGGGTTGGGTCAATCCATTGGAGTTTCTGCGACGCTTCTTGCGACGATGGGGCTACAGGGCCGATATCAGACGCCGACTATTCGGCAACTGAGGGGCAGACAACAGGGAGGTTAAATGAAACCCAGGAACTCAACGCCGATCGACAACGCCGGGGCTGTTCCGTCTGGAAGCGGCAAAAGCCGTGCATACAGCGTCGAAGCGCGGCTCAACTACCACGATCCGCAAACGATTGGCGGCGTGATCTTCGACAACCGCTGGCGGCCGGTGCCCTGGCAGGGCGTGTTCGACAAACTCAAGGTACATCCGTCGCGCAAGTTTCGCGGCGACCTGGTGGCGACAGGCCTCCTGCTGAGGGAAGAGGCAGAGG